TGGACTTCAATCATTGTAAATATCTCAAAGGTATCTGTGATTGTAAAAGTCAATTTCCTTCCCATCCTCTGTCACTATGTTATTGTTGTCCAGCCAAATCAGTATGTTCTTCTCCTCCATTTGTTTTATCAGTTGCTTTTTGTCCATTAAACTTTTTATCTTTAAGTTGTGTTAATACATTGTCAGTTATCTCTTCAATGTTGGTTATCTGAACGCCACCACTTATATCTGTTTTGTTTGTGTTATCTGTTTCTGTTCTTGTGCTAAACTCATTCTTTCTCTTTCTTTCTAAATATCATTTAGCATTTTCTGGTTCTTCTAATGATTTAACTACTGTTTGTCTGGCTTTTAAGATAGGTCTTTCTTGAAGTTCTTCTATTCTGTCTTTTAATTCTTGATCTTCAGCCATTCATCTATAAAGCGTTGCTCTATGAATACCAGCATAAAAGGCTATTTCTTCTATACTTGAACCTAACGCAGCGCACTCTTCTATTTTGCGAATTATTTCATCGCTTTTTTCTGTTGGTCTTCCTGCCATATCTATAATTTAATTGCTTTATTACCTGTATAATCCTCTCATCTTTTTATTATTACATCTACATACTTTGGGTCTATCTCCATCATATAACAAATTCTATTTAGTTGTTCACACGCTATTAGGGTTGAGCCAGAGCCACCGAACACATCAAGCACCGTTTCTTCTTCACGACTGCTTGACTTGATTGCTCTGCCGCACAACGCTATTGGTTTTGGTGTTGCGTGTCCTCCTGCGCTTTCTTTTTCTTCTCCGCTTGTTTTACTAAAATGCCACACATTGTTCATATTATCGTGTGTATTATTAAAATATGCTCTTAATTGGTCATATTCTGCTCTTAATTGGTCATATTCTTTTTCAAATGCTTTTATATTATTTTCTTTAGTCCAATTTTGAAATTTTTTGTATACATCTTCAGTTGGTAAATTCCATTGACTTTTTCCTGTCCAATGGTCTCTTGACTTATCACTGTGTCCTGCAATAGTTTTCATTGTAGGTATATCCCAACCACATTTTATTCTTTCATCATATAAATATTTTCTTATTGGCTCATACTCTTCCCAATATTGGTCAGCATTTAAAGTTAAACATTGAATACCAACTTGCACAAATAAACATTTTTCATCAGCAATTGGATACATTCTAAATTCACTTGATAATTGACCTTGTCCACTTCCTTTATCCCAAGTAATCAAATTTCTAAATGTAATTTTATTTTCTTTTTGCATAGGTTTTAAAATATTTGAATAAATGTCCATTAATGGCTCATCTATTCCCCAACAATACCAACTTCCATTATCTTTTAGCATCATAAAAGATAAAGGTATCCACTCCTTGTTAAATTCCAAAAGGTCATCATAGTTAAGGTTGTCATTTATTACCCCCTCATTCTCTTTCTTCATCCCATAAGGTGGGTCAGTAAACACCATATCCGCTTTCTTCCCATCCATTAATTTTTCTACATCCTCTTTCTTGGTGCTATCCCCACACATAACCCTGTGATTGCCTAATTGTCAAATATCTCCTAACTTAGCAACTGGATCAACATTCTCTGGTATCTCATCGTCTTTTGCGTCTGGCTCAATGAGTAAATCTTTATCAAACCCTGTTAAGTCAAACATCTCATCTGATAGTTCTTTTAACTCGGTAATCGCTAAATCCATATCTCATTCGCTTTCGTTTAGCTTATTATCTGCTAATCTAAGAGCTTGGATTTCTTGTTCCGTGAGATTTTCTATTCGTAATGTCGGGACTTCTTGTATTCCTAAACTTTTTGCCGCTTCTAATCGACAGTGTCCTATTACTAAATTATTATCTTTATCAATCACTAGAGGCTGAACTCAACCGAATCTCTTAATAGAATTAGCTACCTGTTCTATTTGCTTCTTTGGATGTATCTTAGCATTTTTCTCATATGGTTTTATCTCTTTAATATTTATGTTTTGTATTTTCATTATATATAATATCTTTTAACGAAACCTTTTGCTTCTTCTATGGTTTCAATTTGATTAATTTCTTTGTCGTATTCACTATCTAACTTTCTTTGGTTAATTCTGGCACTGTGTTTGAGCTTTTCTCGACCATAAATGTATTCAAATAAATTTCTTGTTCGTTCTCTTGACTGAACTAAATCTCTGAACTTGTAATTATTGTATTCTCTGGCGTTGATTGGTTTGGTAAATATCTTTATCATTCCGCAGTTTTTACATACTTGTTTGCTTACTCTGTCGTTTTCAAAGTTGAATTTGAAGTTATGTATATTGTCGCCATTTTTACATAAACATTCTTCTGGTAAGAAGCCTTGATTTTTAATTGCGTGGAACTTACACCTATTTGATAATTTTATATCTCTAATATCTAACATAAGTCGTCTAATTTAATATCGTTATTATCTTTACTTCGTTTTAGTTTCTTTTCAAAGCGTATTTCTTCTGGTCTTTTTTTCTTAAATAAAATAGCACCCATACTTTTAGTTGGTCCGACGGCGTTAGTAATATCTTTTTTATTGTCGTTATTGGCTTTATTGGCTTCATTATAAGCTATTATAATTGCTAAAAAAGAAATTGCTAAACTAACTAAACTTAATATGAGTGCTAATTTTTCCATTGTTAGGATTAAATTATTTTTTTTAATTTATTTTACAAACTCAATTGTTTCAACTACGAGCATCGTTTTTTATTATTCATACTGCCATTAAGCAGTTATCAATCGGGTCGTAGATATCTAAATTAAGTTTGTCGGCTGTTTTTTTTCAAGTAGATTCATTGATTTGTAGAACCCCTTTGTCATTTGAATTAACAATTCCTGTTAATATTTTCCCATTTTCTTTGTAATGTCTTAATTCACTTTCGCACAATGCTAATTTTTTTAATTTTTGGTAATCAATGTTTTCTGTCTTGGCGACCAATTCTAATATCTTTGGTAAATCTTTGTTTGTAATCTTTGTATTTTTGTACGAATCAAGTGTTATAATTGGTGCTACCGCTGTCATTGTGTTATAATACAACAATGTAGAGGATACTATTACGACAACCAATAATAACTTCAAAATATTTCGTCAAATCATATAAGTATATTATATAGATTTTTCAAAAATTGTCAAGAGCTGCTAACGTTTTTTATAATCTTTTAGAATTTCTTTTGAATGTTTTCTATTTGGATATAACTTCGCTGTTATAATTGATATTTCTTGATACTTCCTTTTATGTTTTATTTCTGATTTTATGGGGAGATTTTTCTTCTTTGAATAATCTGTCGCCATTATTTTATATTGTGCTTCCAACAATTTTAACTCTGATTCTGTAAAATGTTTTTCTTTATATTTATTTTTTAATGCTTCGTTATATTTTGACCCTATTTCTTTTCGTAGTTTTTCACCAAATTCATCTAATTTCCCATAATGCATTATATTACAACTATAACATTGCGGTCGTACTACATCTTCATTGAATAAAATATTGTTAGTTCGTCCACCAATTCCGTGCCCTGCCTGCATCTTATTTCAAGGTTTAACTACTCCACAAGTATAACAAGTACAATTGCCTTGATCGTCAGCAAACTTCAATCTAATATATTTTGAAAACCACTCTCAGGTTTTCTTTTTTTGTTTTGATATCATATTGACTATTTTTAATTTTTAATTATTTTATCACTTTTTTACTTCTTTTACTTTTTTACTTTTTTACTTCTTTACTTATGGTTAGAATTAGTGATTATTTTATCAGCCCATAAAGCCAAATATTCTTTTAGACTTATTTGCTGAGTTTTAGACTTGGCTTTTTTGGTGCGTTGTTTTTTATTAGCCATTTTTTAATTTGTTAATTTTTTAATATATTATTCATTACGTTACGAGTTTTTGGACCGAACCTGCCTGCTCCTGCTTCATCTTTGGTAGCTATTACTTTATTAGCTAATTGAAAATCTAATACAGCCTTTCTTGTTAAACCATAATAATTTCCAGTAAAATAATCATTGCTGGGAAAGAAACCCATAAGATATAAGACTTCTTGTAATTTCTTTACATCTGGATCATTTACCAAACCATAGTATAAATCTCTATTGAATGTATATTTAGGCAGCTTGCCTTGATTGTCGAAAACTCTATTTTGTAAATCTACAAATTGAATACCAGCCATAATTCTATCTTGTGTAAATCAGTCTTCGGTGAGTATTCTAAACCCTTTCATAGGATTTGTAACCCCCCACGAATCAACAATAAGAATCGACCTTTTACCTTCATAATAAAAGAAACCTAATGCTACTATCCCGTGTCCATATTTGATTTCTGATTTAATAGTAGGGACGTCTGCACCCCATTCATTGTCTCCAAAACGAACTCCCATTAATACAGGTTTACCTTGTGATAATGCTTGAACAAAACTATCCATTGTTAAATCAAGCCAGATATAATTCTTTGGTGCGTAGATCTTACCTATTGTTTCATAGCTTAATAATATATCATCTAATCTGTTCATTTCTGCTTCTGCCTTATGATCGCTTGGTACTAATACCTCCTCTATCCCCCCAAATTCTGTCAAAAGCTTGGCAGCATCATCAAAATACATTCCCTCAGCTGGTTTATTTCTACGTCTTGGGTAAATCCAGCGAGATGAAAAATGTTTATATTTACCTTCCTCTAAATAATTATTAATAGCAATAACATAGGCACAAGCCTGCGAAACACAACTCCCCGAACCATTTTGGTCGTGTATGACTATACTGCCCAGTAATTTTTTATTAGCTGGAATATTTTTCCATTCATTCCACGACGTTCAAGTTACTGGAGTTGCTAAATAAAGTTCTGTTAATTTATAATCTTTATTTTTTTCTTCTGGTGTTCTTATATCTTCTAAAACACCATTATGAAATTGTTCCATAATTTATTTAATTTATCTTTGTTAAATTATGCCGACATAATATTCTCTATCAACAAATTTATCAAATATTTGTATCGTATTAGGTTTTTTAGTTTTATTTTTCATATTTATAAGTTTAATTTATTTTTTAATTTTAATGCTTTTTTAATCTTTTTGAAAGTATCTTTATTACAAAGATAAATAACCCCATCTATTTCCCAATATTCATCATCGGATTTTCAACCACATTTCTGGCAT